GTCCCTTTCGGGACCCGCATGATTCTCTTGAGGGATAATATCCCCCAATCGGAATCATAACCTCCAACGTTGAGTGCCTACCATGCCTGCAATAAAAGTACCTAGACACCGTTTTCAGAACGTCGATTCCGATAAGGGATTGATGTTCTATAACGGTATCTTTCAACCTCAGGGAGTGGCTACAACAGAACTTCACGTCATCGATGACCTTACGGGTCCCGGTGATTGTGACGATCTGTTTATCGCTCACTATCAGGCTGAAGGTGGTCGGATCTGGCACGATGTGGATTTAGCTGGTACAGGTTTCTTTGGATACCTGTGCGAGATGCTCCACAGCGTTAATAACCAGGCCGACATGCTGGCTGGTATGGGTAAGATTCCCAGTGCAGGTGCAGCGGCCACTGAGGCCGCAGCAAGGACGAACCCGTCTCGACCTAATGTCGATATAGTTTCGGACTTTTTGCAACTGCCGGAGATGCTTCACTTGCTTTGGAATGCAGGTAAGAACCTCATTCAAGATGCAGGTAGAGCAAACTTGGCCTACGATTTCGGGGTTAAACCCGTCGTCGAGGACATGTACAAGCTACTTGACTTCCAACAACGCATCGATAGACGCGTCAAAGAGCTCAAGCGGCTTGTCTCTAAGGGAGGCTTACGTAGGACGATAACAACAGGCACCGACGCAAATGCTTATGTGGCCAACTGGGTCACACAATCGAACGGAGTATTTATCTCTGTTCCTGCACGCGCTGTCGGAACAACGGTTCAGAGAGTACACTGTCGCTGGGTTCCAGCGGAGGGTATCTCTGCATTCGAAAGTCCTGCTGCTATGAGAAAGCTAGCCAAACGGGCAGTATATGGTTCCACATTGGACTTAAAAACAATGTGGGACATTATACCATTTACCTGGTTGGTAGACTGGTTCACCAATATTGGCAAATATTTAGCTGCCAGTAGAGGAGTTGTTCCAGCGACTTTGGCCACTTGTGTGGTCATGGTCCATTCTCGTACGGAGTGGTCTTCCGACGAATATTCTCGAATACAAAACGGTAAACCGCTAGTACAAGAGGCTATTCGTGTAATACGGGAGACTAAGTCTAGAACCTCCGTATCGCCAACACTCGACGCCCACTTTCCGTTGTTAGACGGAGAGCAGAAGGGCATACTTGCTTCGTTGATGGCAGCGAAGATTAAGTATCGCTAGTCATCAACAACAGCAAGTAAAAAGGAATAATGCATGTTCACCGATCCTCAGACCCTTACGGTTAACGGCTCTGCCAAGACTCTCGTCAAGATCAATCAGGATCAATACTCGGGTGAGTATTTGCTCCGGACGTCTGTCGACGAGATCCGTCTTCGTATCCGAAACACCAACTATGTGAATAAGACGAAAATGCCGACTGATCGGCATAACGTCGAAGTCACTTGGACGGTGTTTGCGACCGGAACCGCTCCCTCTTACGTACGTAAGTTTTACGTCGTAATGGAGAATCAGCTCGGCGATACGCTGACTGATCCGGTCAATTTGGCAGTCGCTCTCTGCAACTGGCTTACGGCTTCTACCGCGGCCAATGCAGCGAAGCTGCTGAACAACGAGTCCTAAGCCTCAAGATCGAGGGGTTAGGATGCTATAAGAAGGTATAGTGGTTTACTATACCGCAGCCAGTCTTTCTGAATGGCGAATACTTGTAGCATGTTGTTCGACCGTAACATCACACTAACAGGTGATGTCGTCTGAATGCTCGGTGGCTTGGATACACTCTAACCTAAAAGGTTACATGTATGAAAAGCCAAGTTGATGCATTGCTCCTAGTCACATCTGGTATCATTACTGATATCAAGATGGCGTACCCGGCGTTGGACAGTTTAGATCTCGATCTTGAGAATCTGACCCGTCTAAGTCAAACTAGAGGTATAGGGCTATTTACCCTAGACCTACCTAATCTCGATGCCTGCCTTTTGGCAGGACTCGAGGAAGGGCGTCTCCGTCTTTCTGGCTCTCTCACAAGGAGAGTTAGCAAGAAAGTCAGGGTGCCGAGATTCTTCTCGGGACTCTGGTTACGCGTGTTTGACTGTAACGCTTGCTTAAGGCTAGAGCCAGATGTAACAGCGATTTTCTTTCTCCGACAACTTTGTTGTCTGGGGAAGAAGATAGCCATTGAGTGTTCTCTCGATCGCACTATAGCGACAGTGAGGGAATACCATGACATCGAGCGACAACTTCGAGAACCTAGCGAACGCTGGGAACTCGATGACGTCAACTTCGAAGACGGTGCAGATCGTCGCCATATTGGCGACGCTTGCTTCCAATCTCATTCCTTTCTTCCTCTCTTCAAAGGCTCGTCGAGCCAAGAAGAAGAGTTCCGAAAAGAATGGGACTTCCGAAGTTTCCTAAATAAGGTTCAGCAGGTCGCTGATCTTATTTCGTGTTCGATCACTGAACTCGACCCCCTGGAATTTTCCGAGGAGTTAGAGTCTCAGGGATTGGGCATAGGCCTTAAGCATGGACCTGGCGCTGTTGCGGAAAGGTTGAAACAGCATGAAAAGTCATGCTTTCCAAACTGGCCGCTTAAGCTTCAGCGTGTGTTCCCGTTTGAACTTATGGGTAAAACCATTGGTTCTGATTCTAGTCGACCCCATAACCATGAGGTCTCTTCTAGACTGATAGCCGTTCCAAAAACAGCTAAGGCTCCTCGCCTTATTGCTGCTGAGCCGACATCACATCAGTGGTGTCAGCAGTTGGTATGGCGTTTCTTGAAGCAGGAAGTTCGTAGGAATGAATTCCTAGGCCCTTTCATAAACTTCTCGAAACAACAATTATCAGGGGAACTTGTCCTGAAGTCTTCCCGAGACGGTTCTCTAGCGACGGTAGATTTATCGTCTGCTAGCGATCGTCTTACGTGCTGGACCGTGGAGCGGATATTCAGGAAGAATCCTTCCTTGCTATCTACTTTGCACGCCGTACGTACGAGGTACATCAGAGATGATATTTCTGATGTCCAGAGCTTCTTGAAAGCCAAGAAGTTTGCCTCGCAGGGTGCAGCTACGACGTTTCCTGTCCAAAGTATCGTTTTCTGTATACTCGCACTTGCGTGCAGTATCCAGGGTCCGGTTACTTCTGGCAGTATCAAGAAACTTCGTGGTCAGGTCCGTGTGTTTGGGGATGATATTATTATCCCCGCTCACGGGTATGCGCGACTTGTGTCGCTCATGGAGTACCTGCAGCTGAAGGTGAACGTAAGTAAATCTTACGCTCACGGACGCTTCAGGGAATCCTGCGGCGTCGACGCTTACCTGGGTTACGATGTAACCCCTGTAAAACCGTCTACACTCGTCGCTGACGACCCGGCTTCGTGCCAGGCTGTTATCGACACTTCCAATAATCTCTATCTAAAAGGATTATGGCATGCCAGTAACAGCTTGCTCCACATGCTTCCTCCACGTTTACGACGTGGAATCCGCATCGTGGGTCTGCACGATTCTGGGTTCTCCGGTCTCACCTCATTCAGTGGAAGCGATGAATCTCATCTTATCAAAAGATGGAATTCTCGCCTACATCGGGACGAGGTCCGAGTTTGGACATTATCTGTCCAGACTCAAACAAGAGACAGGAGCGGCTGGGAAACACTGTTGGATTTCTTTACCAACGTACACAATCCTGAGCATGCTCGGGTTGTGCATGAAAGTGTCCACAGCCGGAAGACCAGAGGTGGTCTTCGTTGGGAACCCCTTAACACTGGGGCTCGCCTACATAGTTAGCGTCAAGGATGATCCTGAACTTCTTGGTGAAGTCCGTGAAGAATCTAACCGTAAGGGTCAGATGATCACGGTCCCCATGCAAGAAATTCTGGGACTTGTCCGAGACTACTATGTTTCGGCATATGAGCTCCAAGAGGCTCTCAGCTATCATGATGATCAAAATGATCTCCGTGACGTTCATAGTGAGCATGAAGAATGTTCACCTCTGTGCGTCTCGGACATGATAACCGAGAACTCCTGATATTTACTATCAGGTTTAAGGTGGGTTGGGTCGCTTAGTTCCCCCCGAATAGGGAGGGCTAAGTTTGTTTAAGTACCCATGGGATAGCACGGCTGTGC